GCCAGACTGAAATATATTGAAATAACCTCGTGAATAACAAAATAATCATAATTTTAGAGGTTTAAATAGGATAAGAAAATGTATTTATTTACATCTATTTTAACCTATTTTAAGTATCTGTCATTTTGGCAAAAAAGGGAAAATAACCTTAATATAAGAAAACATTTTGTTTGAAAGGTCTAAACGCAAACGAAAATAGTCATTAAATTTGAAATAACGAAGATGAAAATATAGTAAGAGTTCATTATAATCAAGAATGTCATTTCGAGATGATTTGATTAAATTAACGAAGTCTTTATCTTAATCTGTTAATAAATTATTTTAAAATATTAGGATAAGGATAAGGATAAGTAAAAAACAATGGTTGATGGTCGTGAATCTCCACGTTCAATAGATATTTTGTCAAAAACGGATAAGGGAACTATAAAAATTGAATCGATAAACCAAAAAATACAGTCAAACAAAATGGACTATTCTAAAAAAACTCGTAAGGAACTGATTGTTCTTTGTAAGGAGAAGAAAATCAAGGGATATAGTGGTAAAAAGAAGGCAGACATCGCTAAATTGCTATTAGATTTAGGAACACAACTTAAATTTATAGACTTGTTTTGTGGAATTGGTGGATTTCATCAGGCATTCATTTCACTTGGCGCAAAATGTGTTTATGCTTGCGACATTGATGAAAAATGCCGAGATGTTTATAAACAAAATTATGGATTAGAACCAGATAAAGATATAACAAAGGTAGACGAAAATAAGATACCTGATTTTGATATTCTTTGTGGAGGATTTCCCTGTCAGGCTTTTTCCCACGCTGGAAAGCAGGATGGATTTAAAGATACACGAGGAACATTATTCCGTGATGTAGTACGTATTCTTAATGCAAAGAAACCAAAATACTTCTTACTTGAAAATGTTAAAAATCTTGCAGGACATGATAAAGGACGTACCTGGGTTGTTATTAAAAATGCATTAAAAGAAGTCGGTTATTTTACATATGAAGAACCAATTGTAATGAGTCCACATATATTAGGCATACCACAACATCGTGAGCGTGTACTCATTTTAGGGTGGCGTAATGATATTTTAAAATCAGGACTTCCATTACTTCCTGTGGTTGTTCCAAAAGAATCTAATATTTCATCAATTTTAGATGATGACAATACAGAGATAATGGATGATAAGTTAGTCTCTGTATTACAACTATGGGAAGATTTTATTCAACATTTCAAACAAAAAAATATTAAATTGCCTACATTTCCAATATGGAGCGATGATTGGGATAGCACGTATTCACTTAAGGAATTACCAGATTGGAAATCCAAGTTTATAAGGCAAAATCGTGAATTTTACAAAAACAATAAAGATTGGTTAGAATCATGGTTAAAGAAGGCACGTGAAAATAGTTCATTTAGCGGTGCTAAACGGAAACTTGAATGGCAATGTGGAATCTTTCAACAGGATGACTCATTATGGAAGTTATTATTCCAATTCCGCCCGAGTGGTATTCGTGTGAAGCGTGTAAATTATAGTCCTGCACTTGTTGCCATGGCACAGATTGTTTATGTTGGTGAAAAGTGCCGTAAACTTACACCAAGAGAAGTAGCACGTTTGCAAAGTTTCCCGGATTCGTTCAAACTCCCAAGTTCATCATCTGTTGCATACAAGCAGTTTGGAAACTCTGTGAATGTAGAAGTAATTAAATGGGCGGCGAGGCATCTATTGGATGTACATGGCTAAACGCTTTTAAAATATCAAACTTTATTTCATTTAAAGTTGTTGGGAATTCAATAAATAAGTCATCCTGGATACTATTTTTTATCATTCTATAAAGTTGTATATTTTCAATGAGTGTATCTGTCTTGTTATTGGATTTCAGACATACATTGCTCTTACAATATGTTTTTGAAATGAGGTATATACCTGCTTTGATGGTTGTTGTGAAGAAATTTTCCTCACGCTCTTTAGATGATGCAGATTTAGGAGCGGTTTTCCACCATTGTTCTGTTCTAAGATTTAGAAGGATAATATCATTATTAAATCGATCACGCTTTATTGAATTCTCTGGATTTTTACTCCAATTTAATGCTATTGTTGATTTACCATTTATTTTCTTAAGAGACAATGGATAACCTTGAATAGCACAATCGCTTTCACCTACATGGTGTTCTGTAAAACCAGATAAGTGAAGACTTAGGAAAGCCATAGTGAATTTATCACTTACAATTCCTCCTGATAAGCCTGCTCCATCACCAGTAAATACATCACGAATAGCATTAAGTTTAGATACAAACTCTGTAAGACGTTCAGAAGTAAGATTGGATTTAAGATACTGAAATATATCCAGTAATGACTTTTCATCAATATTTAGTTTAGTCAAAATTTCAATTATATCATTTTCTTCTATATTATTATCAACTTTATTTTGAGTAGTAATCTCTTCATTTTCTTTAATATCGCAAAAAGAACTCATCTAAATTTGTTTTTAGTATTCAAAAAAAACAAAAGGCATCATTTTTTTATTATAAATATTAAATTGAATCAACAAATTCTAAAATATTCTTGTCAGATAAGTCATATTTCTTCATAGTTCTCATCGTAGATTTAACAATAATCGGTTAGAGAATATCAATTAAGGATTCGAGCATAGTATCTGATGACCCTTATGGATATTATAAAGTTGGGTTGTTCCTCCAATCCAACCAATTATTCAAAACTTTGATGATATTGAGAGGTAAATGGTAAAAAATATGGATTAAATGAAGACGAATATGTTAAAATAATCAACAATTTTGGTAAGATGATTGGATTTAAACCATTGAAGTTTAAAATTATTCAAGAACGTATCTGATCTGCGAACGTGATGCCGTCTTTAATAATTCTGTATATTTTATAAACATTTTATCTGCGCCCAAGGGCGCCGTCTTTTATAATTCCAAAGAACCGTTTTTTATGTGAAACCGTTATTTTTGATGAACCATTTTTTCATCAAAACTCAAAAAAGGTTTTTACAAATCGAAAATCTATTTTTGAATATCTCAGGTAGTTCAACGATTTAAAGATGGTTTCATAACCTGGAGTTCTATAAACCGGGAAAAGCGGCGGCGGCTGCCATTTTTGGCAAAAAAGGGAAAATAACCCTAATACAAGAAAACAATTTGTTTTGAAAGGTCTAAACGAACAAAAATAAAGAAGATGAAAAGAAAAAATGATTTTATAAAAATATAGTAAGAGTTCATTATAATTAAGAATGTCATTTCGAGATGAGTCAGTTAAATTAACGAAGTCTCTATCTTTATCTGTAAAGAAACAATATGGAATATATTTTACTCCAAAGGAAATACGTCAAAAGTTATTATCTTTTATTGATATAATTCCGTCAAATATATTAGAGCCATCTTTTGGTTCAGGAGAGTTTATTTATGACGTAATCGAAAGATACCCAAACGCACAAATAGATGGTGTTGAATTAAATCAGGATTTTTATAATAATGTTCGCAAAAATATGACATCTAATAAAATTTCATTATATAATGAAGATTTCTTGAATTTTGAGTCATCGCATCAATATGATTTGGTGATAGGAAATCCTCCATATGTTGTGACGAAAGTCAAAAATCAGTGTTGTTATAATGGAAGAGGTAATTTATTTGTTTTATTTATATACTTATGTCTAACAAAACATGTAAAGAAAGATGGTATTCTTGCTTTTATTATACCAACTTCTTTTATGAATTGTGTATATTATGAGCCTTGTCGTAAATATATTTATGATAATTGTCGAATCTTATATGCGGAGACAATAACAGATGGAAAGTGGTTGGATACTTGTCAAAAGACGATGATATTAATAATTAAAAATGAGGTTTGTTATGAAAAGCCATATTTTATGAGAAGCAGTGGTTATTTTATAACTGAACACGTGAATGAATTGAGTGATTTAATGAGTAATTCAAAAAATTTAAAGGAATTAGGTTTATCGGTGCGAACAGGTCAGATCATATGGAACGAACACAAAGATGATTTAATTGAAAAAGATGGAATATTATTAATTTATGATACAAATTTGGTAGGAGATGGTAAGTTAAAGTTGAATAATTTGTCAAAAGGGGAAAAAAAGCAAATGATAAGGAGACAGAAAGTCGTTCCTATGAAAGGACCTGCATTATTAATAGCACGAGGATTTGGGAATAATTATAAATTAAGGTATGCGTTAATACCAGAAGAAACTATATTTTATGGAGAAAATCATGTGAATGTTATTACGGGGAATCGTGATATTTTGAATCTTTGTTATGAGAGTTTAGGAAATAATAAAACGAAACGATTCATTGAGTTATTTGTAGGAAACGGTGCTTTATCAAAGACGGATATTGAAAAAAGATTGCCTTTCTTTTTATAAGGTGAATCTTTGAGCTTTTATTTGAAATGCTGGCTTTAAAATACCCTTACCATTTTTCCATCTTAACAAGATTGAAAATTGTATAATAATAAAAAATTGAAATATTATATTATATTATTATATAAATAATATGATATCATGTGTGATAATATTGAAGAACGGTTAAAAAAATTAACATTATCAAGAAATGACAAAAGTATAGTAGATATACAGAAATATATTAGAGGTTTTTTGTTAAGAAAGAGTATTAGAAAATTGAATGATGGTATGACTTTTACATATTTAGAAAAATGCATAAAGAATTATAAGAATACAATAATATTTGAAACAACTTTTAATGATTTATTAAAGTCGAAAAAAATTCGAAAGACTAATTTCCCATCACATATATCAGAGAACCTTGTTAAATTCGCATTTTATAAGAAATATCGAGTTATGCCAAATTGGGATGTGAAAGTGGGAGATTTAGAGATAGATATTCCTTTTTGTAGGCATATTAGATTAGAAGTGAAGGGTTCAATTGATTTATGTAATGGACCTCCAACATTCGGTCCGTGTGAATCGTGGGATCGTATCTACTTTGTAGATGCGAAAGATATATTAAATGATAGATATAAAATATATGAGTTTAAAATAAAAAATACAGATCTAAAATGGAAGAATTTAAAAGTTAATAAAAATGAAACGTATGAAGATCAATGTATCCAAGGAAGACGTCCCAGATTAACTTTCAATGAAATTTTAAATCAAATTGGTGCGGAGAACTATACTATATTATTTGATGGGCTATTACGTGATTTAGGAAATTAGGTTAGAAATTTTCTCAATTATTAATTTAACAACAGGAACAGAAACAGCATTTCCTGCAAGTTTATATAGCGCAGAATCAGACAGTAATGGTAGTTGATAATTATTTGGAAATCCTTGAAGATTAAAGCATTCTCTGGGTGTTAATTTACGGATACCAATATTATCTTTAATTAATGGAACATTGTGACCTCCTCCACCCATATTTGCGGTGAGAGTCGGGCATAAATTGCTTTTATTTTCCCGAACATAATGTCTTCGAAATTGGTAAATTGTATTTGTATCAATGTGTTTGACAACTGAATCTTCAATGGTTTGATATACTTTAAGTCTATTTGTGTAATAATATTTTTGTGGCACGTTAGTTTCCATAAATTGTGAAAGAGGTAATTTTTGGGGTAATTCGAAGTTAAAATCAAATTGTTGGTATTTATTTCTGTCAAGGAAACCGATAATATAAATTCTTTCACGATGTTGAGGAATGTGGGTAATTATAGATGTATCAAGAATTTTTGAATGAATATGATACCCTATATTTTGTAAGTTTGATTCAATAGTTTGATATGTATTTCCATTATCGTGCGATTTTAAGTTCTTTACATTTTCAAGAATAATAATAGACGGTTTTTTTGCTTGTAAAATTTCGCAAATTTTCCAAAATACGTTAGACCGACTATCTTGAAAACCCAGTCTTTGACCTGCGATACTAAATGGTTGGCAGGGAAATCCACCGCATAATATATCATGTTCTGGTATTTCATTAATATTTATATCATGTAAGTCTTTTAGAGTTAATTTGTGTTCGGGGTGATTCATATCATAAATTTTTTTTGATGATTCCGCCATATCATTACTTAAAACACATCTTGCGTTATATTGTTTAAGAACGTGTGTAAATGCGCCAGTTCCTGCGAATAAATCAATAAATTGAAGGTCGTTCATTTTAGTTTTTTATTACTAATCGATTAGAAAATCATTTTTTCTAAACGTAATAGTGTGTGCTTTATTAAGCGGCTTTTGATAATAAATTTTTATTTGATGAATACCCCTATGTGTTTCATCTTTAATTCAAAGAATCGACTTTGACGTGAAACCGTTATTGTTGATGACCCGTTATTATCAAAAGGGTTCATCTGCGCCCGTGGGCGCCGTCTTTTATAATCCCAAAGAACCTTTTTTTTCTTGTGAAACCGTTATTTTGATGAACCGTTTTTTTCATCAAAACTCAAAAAGGTTTTTACAAATCGAAAATCTGTTTTTGAATAGAATATCTTCGGTAGTTCAACAATTTAAAGAGGGTTTCATAAACCGAAGTTCTATAAAACCGGGAAAAGCGGCTGCCGCCGTAGCCTATTTGTTCGATTCTTCGATTATTATTTTTTCCCCGTCCGTAATATCAAATGATTGGTATATATTTCCGGGATTATTTGGTTTGGGAAAGCGTTGTAAAATACGCACGCAATTAAAATTACCCCATCTTGTGATATTATTTAAAAATCGATACAGTGGGTGTTCCAGTATAATTTGTGTAGATTCCGCTTCTTCCTTTGAGTCGCATCTTATAAAAGCAATTGATTGGGTCATTCCACAATCATCAATAAATATGTTATATTTATCAGTTGTGCTTATAAAGACTTTCCACCCAGATTGATATTTATGTGGTCTGGACGCATAAACGGTTTGTTTTGGAGTATGGATTAATCGATATCGATAGATATCACTTTGAGAATTTTGAATAATATCTCTTTTTGTGTATCGATGTAGGTCGCTACTGGTTTCTACTTTAAATTTTTGTATATCGCTGTCAATCGTTTTAAGCAAAATATGATGGACGTCTTTCGTCCAATATAATGGCATATAACTCCGGGAGAAACTTGGAACAACTGATTGAAATGTAATTTTATTGAAGATACCTTCAACGGTATATTGATAATCTGGTTCTGGTTCGGCATTTTGTATAATAAACCAGGTAAAAGTGCTTCCAATTTTGGGAAACCATCTTTTTGCAAGATGAATATTCAGATGAATAATTTTTCGTTGAGTGAGTTCGTGAGAGATGCGATTTCTATCAGCAAGGGACATCCAATGGTTTGGTATAATATATACTAAAAATCCCTTTGGTTTTAATAAATCTAATGATTTAAGAATAAAGTCTTGGGTTAGGTGATGGTTTTTGGAAGCACGTAATCCATTTTCCATAATTTTAGCATATGGTGGATTAGCCATAATAAGGTCATATTTATCGGTAGTTTGAAGTTTTAGAAAGTCTTCTTGGGTAAAATGAACTCTATTGGATAAAATTGCTTTCGCATTTTGGAGACGTTGAGGATTCAAGTCATTACCGTGGAGAAAATGGAGTGTTTCATCAAGTTAGTGATGTTGTAATAGATATTTGATTGTTCCAATTAGAAAATTACCATTCCCGCAACAGGGGTCAAGGATATTAATGTTTGTTTTAGACCAGAAATGTTGTGGGATTTTGGATAACATTTCATCAACACACCCCATTGGTGTTGGGACATCATTATTACTTTGCCACGAAGATTTATCCGTATTTAATACGTTATCAATATAGTTGAATACATCAAGAAGATTATTGTTAGTTAATAACATTTGGTGTCCTACGATATCTAATTTTTTTATGTAAAACGAATATATCCGATTGGAACGTAAAAAAAGTGATTTTTTAATGAGATAGGAAAATAGGAGTATCTAATGGATATATTATTAGAAAATTTAAAAACGAGAAGTTATGATGCTATTTCGAATGAGTTAAATGTTTCAAAAGGAACGGTAAAGAGATGGTTTGAATTGAAGAATGTTCCTGAATCATATCGCTTTGAGTTGATGAAGATGGCAAATATTCCGATAAATTATAGTGATTATTCATCGAAAGTCAAAGATCAATTTTATACGCCAATACCAATTGCGAAACATTGTTTTGATAAATTGGTTGAGATATTGAGAAAATATGGTGAAGACGAGAATAACTTCACATATATAGAACCTTCTGCTGGAAGTGGGAATTTTTTAAAAGTCCTTCCATCGAATCGATTTATTGGGTTTGATATAGAGCCAAAGGCTGATAATATTGAGGAGATGGATTATTTAACGTGGAAACCGAATGATTTAAGTAAAAGATATATTGTGATTGGAAATCCTCCATTTGGTTTAAGAGGACAGTTAGCATTAAAATTCATAAATCATTCAAGTAATTTTGCGGAATATGTTGGTTTTATTCTTCCTCAATTATTTGAGAGCGATGGAAAGGGAGTTCCAAGAAAACGAGTCAAGGGTTTTCATTTAATTCATAGTGAAAAGTTAGACACAGATTTTATCGAGCCAGATAATAAAAGAGTATTGATAAATTGTATTTTTCAAATATGGTCTAAGAACAATCAAAATGATAAGTATTTATTGAAAAAACTAAAAGAAGATATATTAAAGGTATATTCATTATCAGATGGAGGAACTCCTTCATCGACAAGAAATAAGAAGATGTTTAATAAGTGTCATATTTATTTGCCATCAACGTGTTTTGGAAAAGAGAATATGAAATATTATAATAGTTTTGATGAATTACCAAATCGTAAAGGATATGGAATTGTATTTCATAAGGACATTAATGATAATATTACAAAATTTAAGTCAATTGATTGGAGTAGCAAAGCATTTTTATCAACAAATTCTGCCTATAACATTAGAAGTAGTCAGATTGCTGAACTTTTTTTTTAATTAATACAATTATTTGATAATACTTGTAATAAATTTTTTAATATCTTCTAAATTGGTTGCTTTTGTTATTTGAATGGAATTTCCTTTTTGAGATAAATTTATATTGATTGATTCATTCGTGTCAAGTTTGAATGCACCCTTTTCTTTCCTCCAAGTTATTTTTCTATCAATGAAGGGAGTAGCACGACGTTCTTTTGATTTATATAAAGATTCGTCAAAATTAGGAAAGATAGTTATCCAAATATGAAAGGGGGATATATCAACAAAAATCATAAATTTACTTTTCCAAGGGTTTTCTCCGAGTTCATGTTGATATGTTCCGCTATTTCCTATATAGGCTGTTTTTATTTCAATCGAAAAATCTAAAATAGTGCCATCTCCATCCCCTCCTCCAATTTTTTTGTTTTTTTCGCCATTAATATTCGAAGGAATATTACACATATTACATATTTTGTTAATATATAATTCACCAATTTTTCCAACATTATTTTTTTCTAATTCTGTTATTTTATTATGATCTGAATCTTTCCAAATATAGTTAGAATTATTTTCTTTCTTTACAAAATCGTTGATAATAGGTATTATCATATAAAAAGGTATGTTATTATCAAAACTCTTTAAAAATAGAGAATCAATAAAAATTTTTACACTTATTTCTATATTATTTTCATTATAGTTTTTATTATATTGTTTAGATGTGATATTTTGTTCTAAATATTTTTTCATAAGTGGTATGCATTTTTCTATAATTAAATCTACTTCTTCATTGGGGTATTCTTTTAGTTCTGGTAGGTTGGTCGCCAACTCTTTGAGATCAAATGAGTTCATTTGAGTCATTATTAATGTATATTAATTAATATTTATAATATTCATTTTTTTTTTCATTTTCAGGCATCCGTGGACGCCGTCTTTTCTAATTTGAAGAACCGTTTTTTCTTGTGAAACTATTATTTTTGATGAATAAAAATTATAAATTTTTAATATGTAATTAATCAATGTTGCCAGGAATTATAATTCATCTTGATTGGCATAACGACCGAAGAAAGGCAAATAGGTATAATGGTTATCACTTCTATTTGAGTATTTCCAGTCGCAATGATTATCATTTCTATAAAAAAAAACAGGCATTAGTAATTGTAAAAGTGTAGTTGGTGCTACTTTTACCTTATTGAAATAATTGGATATGTAGTTTTTACTCTTCTCAGTAAAAACAAAGCCTGCTTTATGTGAAGTATTCTCATATTTTTCATCGAAAATAAAATAATCCTTATAATGAGGATTAGCTAATGGTCTTGCGTAATCCATTTTTGGGACTATTAGCAATCCAGAACTGTTAAGTGCCACCCATTCTAATTCTCTTATGCTTATATAATCACGGAATGTAGTTTCTAAATATGGACGTTCATGATCCGCTTGGTTTGGATTCTTAACACGAATAGGAACATCCATCCAATTTACAAGATATGGGTCAGGTTCAAGTGAAAATGGTGTTTTGAAAAGAGAATATTTTACGTCAAAGAAATCTTGTAGTTTGACACAAATAAGTCCTCCCGCAAAAATCTTGTATTCAAATTTTTGTTTGATAACTGCCATAGGGTCTTCAATATGTAGTAATCTTTCTTCACTGTGGTTAAACTTTACGGATAACTCATCTTGATTCTTACCAAATTCAATAATCCGTTGATTTATTTGATTGATATCATTTGTGGTTTGATAAAGTTTAGATTCTACTGAATCAATAATCTCATAATTATTAGATTCTATGTGTAGTAATCTTTCTTCACTGTGGTTAAACTTTACGGATAACTCACCTTGATTCTTACCAAATTCAATCATTTGTTGATTCATTTGATTAAGTTTGATATCCATCGCATCAATCATCTCGTGATGATGGAAATCCAATTCAATACCAGCAATTTTACCTTGTAGTTGTTTATGTTCTTTTTGAATATTATAAACTTCACCAACATATTTATCAATTTCACCAGCGATTTTTTGGATAACAATAGAATCGTCAAATCTATGCATTTCAAGTTCAGCAATTTTACCTCGTAGTTCTGTATTTTCTTTTCTTAGTTCGCAAATTTGTCTAGAAACTTCTGTCATTTCAGCCTGGAATAATTTGATGATATCCTGGATATCATCATCTTTACGAAACAAATTCGGCAATGGCATTCTTGTTATTATTTTGATACAAAAATAAGGAAATGTTTCAATTTTTTTATATGTGTATCTGCGCCTATAAGTTAGTATTTTCCTAAGAAGCACAGATTTATTTTTGATGTGAAATAGTTATTTTTAATATTTAGGATTTAGACAGAGTTATCTTTTTGGTGATTGAAAAAAAATGAAAACAGTTAAGATTTACCGACAAAAATCAATAAAAACAATGAATGAAAAAGAACTTTTAAAAGAATTTGAAGAATTTAAAGAAGAATTTAAAGAATTTAAAGACTTTAAGTTGCGTCGTAATAAAGAACAATTTGATGATTATATTAAATGGAAGGAAACATTTATAACATTTTGTGAATGTTTTAAATATTCACCATATATTCGTAGTTATGAAGAATATATGAAGGACAAAAAAACATATGATGAAATGAAGATTATAATGAGTGAATATAATAAAAATATTGATTGTTATGCCTATTGGAAGTTATATAAAGACGTTTGGAAGACTAATGAGTTTGGTTTTAGTTCAGGATTGACGGGCGCTATAAATCATTATAATCGTTATGGTAAAAGTGAAGGACGTAAATGGGGTGCTGATATTATTTTAAATTCAATTCATGATTTAAATGATGAGAGTTTTAACGAGTCTGGAAAAAAGTTATATACAAATATTTATATAGTAGATTCATTTGATAAATTGAAGAGCGAAAATGAAAACTTAAAGAAAGAGGTATTCATGTTGAAAAATAATATCAATCAAAATCTTCTTTATATTAACGATTTAAAGAAAGAATTAAGTGAAAATCGTATTATGATTAGTGAGTTTCAATCAATGAAATATGAATGGAAAAATTACAAAGAAGAAAAAAAATTAAAGAGTAAGAAATGGAAGAAATTTTTTGACAAGTTATTTTAATTAATATAAATCGTCATAAAAATATTACGATTTAGAGGAAGTTATCTTTTTGGCGATCGAAAAAAAAATGAAAATAATTGAGATTTACCGACAAAAATCAATGAGAACAATGAGTGAAAAAGAAGTTAATACACCAAACCATTATAATGAAGCATTCCTACACGCTTCTCAAGACGGA